GCCCACCGGGCCCGCCACGCTGAAGCGGTTCGGCGCCGCCTGAATCCGGTCCCGCAGATGGGCGTCGGTCTCGATATTGCCTCCGCCGCTGGTGACGGTGGTATTAGTCACTGCGCTAATCAGCGTATTGGGATTGAGCTGCACGCTGACCTGGCCGACCGCGTAGTTGTTAGCCGCCGCGCCGGGAGTGGTGCAGACCGCGCTTGCCACGCCGACCGTCGCCCCTGCCGGAATAATCAGATCTTGCAGCAGCGCGAAGGTAAACACGCCGTCCTGGGTGCCGACCAGCGTCGCCGAGGGAATATCGAAATCGAACGGCTGAACGGCTGCCAGCGTGAATTGCAGCGTGCAGCTTGCCCCCTGCGCAGCCAGCCGCGTGACCCCCAGCAACTGCCCCAGGTAGTCGAGCATCGGATAGGCCGCGAACGCCACCAGGCATTGCAGCGCCGCGTACTGAATCGCGTTGCGCACGAGCGATTCGCGATAGGCATAGAGGTCGATCAGCAGCCGCTCGACTTGCGCCGGATAGAGCGTGCGGCCCGCCAATGCTTGAAACGACGCGATCATGTCATTGAGTATCAGATTCGGGTCGAGGCCATCCGCGTCGTTGACAAATTGTGGAACCGGCAGCGAAACAATCCCGGTCGGCAGAGATACGGTCTCAAGAACCGCCACGCAGGTCCAGCCGCCGGCGCCGTCGGCCGTGAACGCTCCGAGCACATTACCCCAATTAGGAGGGATAGGTCCGGTCGAACCGGGCGTGGAACTCCACTGCTGCACGTTGGAGTTAGGGTCGATGATGACCTTCCCCGCAGCAACGGGCGCATTCGGACTCCATGCTGGATTAGGCACGTCGGGCTCCAACCATCAGCGGAGCGGTCAAAGCGAAGACGCGGGATTCTTCGCGCGCCAGACAAGGACAGACGCGCGAGAATGACAGACACGCTGCTGCGCTCTCCTTGGTTGTCACCCTCGCGTGGCTGGAGCCTGCCCCCGTGGCTGGAGCCCGCCCCCGTGGCTGCCGAGGGGAGGGGCGAAGGGTCCCGCGTCTTCGCTCTTTATTCAAACCATCCCTCGACCGCTACGCCCGGCGTTGCCGTACTCACTCCGCCGCCCGCATAGGCGCCGATATTCGTGTTGCCGGTGACCAGGCCGCTCAGCCCCGCGTTAATCAGCGCGCTGGCAGGCCGCAAGTCAAAGTCGGCGGTGCTCACCGACACGTACTGCGGATTGACGTTCAACTTCTCGTGGGCGCCGCTGCATTGCGGCGTAAACCAGGTTGGTGCCGTCTGTACCCCTCCGCAATCATTATAATCCTCAGCCAGCAGCGTGGAGTTCGATGGAGCGAACGAGCTGGTATAGTCAAATCCGCTCCCATCGAAGATGTTATTCCGCACGTCCATGTAGCCGGTCCCGTTCTCGCCACTGGCGCACCAGGGACCATACACTGAGTACTGCCCCGCGCCATTGTAGTAGGCATAATCGGTGCTGTTGTACGCGTAGACGTGAATGTTGCAGGTGCTCGCACAGGTCAGCCCCGACCCGCTGAGCAGGTTGGCGTTCGAGTTGCAAACCTGAATCATCAGGGAATTGTCGTAGGCCACATTCTCGTAATACTCGATATAGGAATTGGGGTTATCGTCGTTCTCAGTATACAGGGCAGTCGTATCGCTGTAGCCGAGAGAGGAGCCTACATCGATTACATTGTTGTGGATCAGCGCAGTATGTCCTGAACTGCCCGCCATCTTCACGTCGATGCAATTATGCAGGCAGCCAGGTCCAACGATGTTGCCGCTGACCTGAAACGCGCCATAGTCGCCGTGAACGCGAATGGTGTTATGGCCGCCGACATCATGAATAACGTTGTTCAGAATTTGCACCGCATCACCAGCGCACGCCGGAGAGCAGCTGCTGTGATTGTAAAACCCAATCTGCGGATCAACGTCGTAATTGGGGCCATCGACGCCGGCTTTGCATGCCCCCGTCGTACCAGAGCATCCATCCCCAGTGTTGTGGACATAGTTATTCGAGATAGTGATGCCAGGCATGCCGGGAGTGGAACTCGTTTCATTTGAAAAAGAAAACAGGATGCCGGAGTTTATCGCGCCTTTGCATTCGAGCTGGTCGATGGTCACATAGCTGACCGTGGTGCCGATCGCGTCGACGCAGTACTGCGTCGTGTTGTTGGCGTCGATAATCCAGCGGCCCGTGCCGAATCCTGAGCATGACGTGAACACGATCGGCGATCCCGATGATCCGGTAACGCCAGCCAGGTCCAGCTGCGCGCTAGCGGTCCCGCTGGTCCCGGTCGATTGCCAGGTATCGCCGCCGCGCATGCAGACCGTCTCGCCCGCGGTAAATCCGCTCTCAGCCGCGCGCACCTTGTTGATCGTCTGCCACGGCGCCGCGAGCGTACCCGCATTTGAATCGCTGCCGAGCGAGGACGAGACGTAAACCGTGGTAAGCGCCAACGCAGGGTGCGCGCATAGCAGCAAGAGAAGAGCCAGTGGCACCGGCTTTAGCCGGTGGTCTTTCAAGAGAAGAACACAGGCTAAAGCCTGTGCCACCAGGAAGTTGCGCGCTTTCACGCCAGGCTCCTCGGCACGCTTTTTCTGTCATTCTCGCGCGCGTGGCTGCCGCGAAGGGGTCCGCGTCCTCGCTCTTTCACGCCAGGCTCCTCGGCACCGTGATTGTCAATTGCTGATTCCCTACTCCGGCCACGTCAATCTTCAATTGCCAGACTATCGTGATAAGTAAATTGGCCAGCGTTCCGCCGACCAGGTTCACGACGACGCTCAACACCCGGACTCTCGGCTCCCACTTTGTGATCCCCTCGACGATCTCCCGCACCAGTTGCGGCCGCGCCACCGTAATCGGCGCATCGATCAATTGCCACAGATCGCAGGCGAACGTCGGCCGAAGGGGATCGCTTCCTGGGGGTGTGCTTAATATGATTCCTATGCACTGGTTGATATCCGCTATGCCCTGCACCACCAGCCCGAGTCCCGCCCCCGGCACTACCGCCTGCAATGAACCTCCGACTGAAGAGTCTAGACATAGGGACCAATCGGCACTTTGAATATCATCTAGAGTTACAGCGCCAGCAGACATTGAATTAATCGATCCGTGTCTGCCGAGCTAGGACTGAATAGGTATTCCAACATGCAGGTTCAGATTTCATTGTTCAATCCGCCGCTACCACGTCAAAGATAAACTCGCTGCTGTATACCGGCCCTACCGGCCCCGGAAATATCACCGCAACCATTCCATGCCATCGCCCAATCGCAAACTCTCCCGCGATGACTGAATATTCCCATTCAATAGTCACTGGATTCCAAATGAGCGGGCGCACATAGAGAGTTCCATTCTGGTCCTTGAGGCAGAGGGTCGCCGTGGCGCCGGTGAAGGTGTTGGCGTTGCCACTCTGCTGTAACAGCGGGAACCCCAGCACCTTGCCGTTATCGGCGGTCGTTATGGTGTAGTACCCTGCCACTCCCTTTAGCCTGTGTTCTTCTCTTTTAAAGAGACCACCGGCTAAAGCCGGTGCCACTTCAGAAGTGTTACCCCAGCCTTGCGTCGAAGCGAATCACCTGGTCGAGCATCGCCGTGAATATCACTCGCGGCGCGCCGAACAGCGGCACCGGCGGCGCCAATGACGCCCCGAGCCCCAGCTCAATCTGCCCGAGCTGCGAAATCTGAATGCCTAATTGGCCGGTAAAAGTCATCTCAATCGTCGCAGACGGTGCGTAAATATCCCGGTTCGCCGGCGGAAGGCGCATGCTGAGCGACTCCGCTGGCATTTACATTCCCCGCATTTCCCCCTGCGTTTCCAGCGGAGCCTCCAACCGCCTGAGTCGTGGTCGCCGATCCGGCGATCCCATTAGTCCCAGTTTCATTTATTCGTATTGAGATACCGCTGCCGAGATTGCCGGCAACCGATGTCCCGCCGGCTGGGGCGCTTGGAGCGCTCGTGCATGCACCATTATTCGTTCCGCCGCCAATGCCGTGATGCTCGGTTAGCAGCACGCCATTAATTGTGATGGTGCTGTCTCCACCGTTCCCCCCCGCGACTGGAGTGGTCGGGTCGTTAGTTCCTGCGGCGCCAGCAGCGCCCAGTGCGTAGGTAAGAGTACCGGAGGGGTTTTTGATCTCCACTTCCGCGCAGGCCCCGCCTGAGCCGCTAGCCGCCGTGCATGCCGTTGCCGCTCCAGTGAGCTGCCCTCCTCCACCTCCCCCACCTGCGCAAATTCGAAGCATCAGGTTGATGCAAGTCGTTGGAACCGTATAGGTTGTTCCGGTCGTTAAATATTGCGTATCGGGCTCGATACGTGGCACGTAAGCCGCATAACTCCAATAGCCCGCCGCAATAGCGATTGCGGCCGAGAGGACGGAGCTCCACGTTTTTGAACGCACCTCCAATAGGCCCTTGCGGGCCGTTCGGCAGACTCCTTTGCTCGGCTCCGCTTCGCTCCGCCTGGTGGTGTTCACTGCTTACTTGCGAGATGGAGTCGGCCATCCTGGCTGCGTTCGCGATTGCGCCGGGCTCGGAGTAGGGCTCGGAGTTGCGGCAGGTGAGGATGGAATTAATTCCGTCCTGCCCATTTGCTGATGCGACCCATTGCTGCTGCCGGCCTTTTTCTGCAAATCCGCGAGCTGCTTGCCGAGTTCCTGGATCTGCTTCTTCAGCTCGTCGCGCTGGATCACCAGGGCCGCGTCCTGCTGCTCATACTGGTCGCGCTCGTCATGCAGCATGCTCGCGTATTGAGTCTCACCCTGGAGATTCTTCTTGCATTGCTCTCCCTGCGATAAAGCCAATGCTGCCGCGCCGACTCCGGCGTGCGCGATGCATGGTAGCCCGATCATGATGACAAACCCGATTGTCACCCTCGCGTGGCTGGCGCGAAGGGTCCCGCGTCTTCGCTTCTGCGTCTCGGGATTCCTCGCGCGCCAGACACGCGCGGGAATGACAGAAAGAATAATGCTCATAGTTCTGCCCATTTTCCACTCGCATAATCGACGAAGCCGAGTTCTTCGTACTGGATTGAAATGTTCACCGCCGCGTTCACCCCGTCGAAGGTATCTGTCGTGTGCGGGGTTGCCGCCACCGAGAATGCGCCCGTGTCCTGCTTCTTTACCAGGATAACACGAGTAGTGCCGGTCGCTGCGGGAAAGTTGACAACGCAATTTGCTGTCAATGTGGTGGAACCAACTAAGAGGAATACGTCAGTTGACAGAACTGTATAGGGACAGGACGCTTGGGGAACCTGAGTCACCGTGTAGAACCCGCCAGTCCCGGTAACTGTCAGGCTGAGAGTGCCCGCGCCTGTGGACCATGAACACCCGGTGCAGCCGATAGTCGCTGGCACCGGATCCGCGGCAGTCGAGCCAACCAGCACTTGGCCGTTAGTCATCACAGCGGTCGATACCATCGAGCTGGTGCCTTCACCCAGGATGACTCCATGCGCGGTGTACGTGGTTGGCGTGTAGGGTCCAACCAGCGAAGCGGTGATCGCTCCGGTAGAGCCGGCTACGCTGATTTGGTTCGCAGTGCCGGCGAGCGACGTAACGCCCGAGTTGGCGATTACCCGAGAGGTGGCGCCGGCGGTAGTTGTGATCGTAATGCCAGTGCCTGCGGTGTAGATCGTGTTTGCGGCCCAGGAGGACGGAATTAATTCCGTCCATACCAGCAGCCCCGCGAGCAATGCTGCAATTGCCACCCTCGCGTGGCCGGAGCCTGCCCCCGTGGCTGCCGAGGGGCGAAGGGTCCCGCGTCCTCGCTCTCCCGTTTCGGGATTCCTCGCGCGCCAGACACGCGCGGGAATGACAGAAAGCTTACTGCGTTTCATCGGTCTCTCCTTTATGCAATGACCCATGCGCCGGGCGCATCGTAGACAAACCAAACACTCTCATACGCGATATCGACGTTATAGTTCGCATTTGCGCCGTTGATCGTGTCGCTGCCGTGCGGAGTGACTATCACGTGCTGGGCGAAGCCGTCCGACGCCCGCATTATCACGATCGGCTCAATTCGCGTTCCATCGGCTGCAGGCAGCAACACAATCGTGGGCGCGCCCGCTCCCGCCGCCACTACCAGGAAGTTGTCGTCGGCATCGACGGCATAAGGTGAATTGGCGAAGGTCACGGAGACTGCCGGCCCCAGCGTCAACAAGGCCGCGATATCCTGCTGGAACTGCCGCAGGGCGCCGGCTGTGAGTATCGCAGTGACGGTCGCTCCATTGCTGTGAGCAGCGGCCAGCGTTCCTTCGGCCCCGCGCGTGAGGGACGAAAACGAATTACCCGACACTGCGCCCACGACGATAATCTCGCTGTCGATCAACACTCGAAACGTCCCGCTCGCAGGGAACGCCGCTGCACTGGTCACCGTCAGAAACGAATCGCCGATCAGCATTCCCGCCGAGAGCGTCGTTTGAGCATTATTGGCGAACTGCTCACTCATGAGAGCGTCCCCGAGAAGCTAAGAAGCGGGACCCTTCGCGCGGCAGCCACGCGCGAGGGTGACAGAAAAGGTGACGCGATCATTGTTTGTCATTCTCGCGCGTCTGTCCTTGTCTGGCGCGCGAAGAATCCCGCGTCCCCGCTCTGACGGTCATCAACTGATTAGGCACTCCCGTATTTCCCTCACTCGGATCGCTGTGCGTGTGAGTGTTATAGGTGTCGATAATCCCGTTCACCGAATCGGTGTGCTCGTCGGTTTTGAATGTGACATCCCCGTTTGGTGCGCTCAGGTTCAGGCTGCCACCGTTGACCGTGATGTTGATCGTCCCGTTGCTGACCACGTTGACCGCGAGCGTGTGGCTACTGCGGTCGTACTCAAAGGTGCTGCCATCCTTCATCGTGATGTGCCATTTATCAGCGGTCATCGACGGAGGCGTGGTATCGGCTTGCGAATAGATCGCGCCCAGCACCGCGCCGTCTTCGTCATGAGAGTCCATCAAGCACACTACCTGCTCGCCGATATCAGGAAGCCAATACGCCTTGTCGTTCTGCGACTTCGGCACCACGATCGGCATCCACCAGGAGACGAGTTGATTGCGGTCGGGGAACGTCACCCGCACACGGCAATTCTGCACGTCCTGCGCCTGCACCAAGCCCACTCGAAACACTGACGTCGTGGCGTGTTCTGGTTCGTCGTGCATCACAACCCTGTCTGCTTCCACGCCGCGCCATTGCAGTAGATTTCGCAGTGCGTGGCCCCAGCACTGGTCGCGGTCGTGCCGTTTGCGCAGGCTGCGGTGCTGTTCGTCTGCGTGCCTCGCGCGCCTTCCATCGCCGCGTTGCACGTTCCAAAATTCGCCAACAGCTGGGGCTTGACGATCAGCGGTTCATCATAGGTGGTTGGGTTCCCGGTGTTGGAATGGTTGAAGTAGTGATAATCGAATGCGCCCGCGCTGGCCAGCGTGCT